ATATAATGATATGGTAATGAAGAAAGTGGATAAGTCGAAATACAATTTATACAACGCAATACGGAGTAATACATATGACACTATCTAATCTCAAGAACAAGGGGTCCTCCCTTGATAAGTTGAAGAAGGCAGTTGAAGCCTCTTCTGCTGGCGGTAACAATAAATCAAGTGCTGATGATCGTTTCTGGCAACCCGAAGTGGATGCTGCTGGAAATGGTTATGCTGTCATTCGTTTTCTTGATACACCAGCAGTAGACGGTGAAGATGGATTACCGTGGGTTCAAATTTGGTCCCACGGTTTTCAAGGTCCTGGTGGTTGGTACATTGAGAACTCTCTCACAACCCTTGGTAAGACTGACCCAGTCTCTGAATACAACACGGTTCTTTGGAACTCTGGCATTGAAGCCAACAAGGAAATCGCACGTAAGCAGAAGCGCAAGTTGACGTATGTCGCAAACATTCTTGTGGTTTCTGACCCGAAGCGTCCGCAGAACGAAGGAAAGGTTTTCCTCTACAAGTTCGGCAAGAAAATCTTTGACAAGGTCAAGGAAAAACTTGAGCCACAATTTGCTGATGAGACACCGTTGAATCCGTTTGATTTCTGGAAGGGCGCAAACTTCAAGGTTAAGATTCGCAATGTCGAAGGCTATCGTAACTATGACAAGTCGGAGTTCGATTCTCCTGCTGCATTGTTCAATGGCGACGACGCGCAAATCGAAAAGACTTGGAAGTCTGCTTATTCGCTCAAGGATTTCTTGAAGCCTGAAAACTTTAAGACCTATGACGAACTCAAGGCTAAACTCGAGCGAGTGCTCGGCGCAGGTGGTACTGCTGCTGCTTCAGCGAAGCGGATCGATGACGAAGAGGAGAGCTCTCCTGTCATTCGTTCGGCTCCTGCTAAGAAGGCTGTTACTGCAGAGAATGTTACTGTCGAAGATGACGATATGGCATTCTTTGAGAAACTTGCCGCAGAGTAATCTGTTTAGAAAACCGTAGATGTTTTCAGGGGCACTCGCGTGCCCCTTTTTTTTTATCCGTAGCGTGGATGTTGCGCGTCAGAGGCAGCGGCGCGATTAAATGTGCTATCGTCACTGAAAACTCTACCTGTTTTAGATGAGTCCATAGACTTTGCCGTTGCAATGGTTTGATTATTGTTTATAATTGTAGCACCTGCGCCACCTTCTGCAGCAGAATAACCAGTGTCCATTAATTGCTCTCTTTCAGTTCTGGCTCTTAAGATCTCATTGGTGTCGCTACTTAAAGGTGAATTCAAATCCTGCATAAATTTATCGAACCCTTCTTTATATGTTGGATCAAATTCGCCTTGATCTTCTCTTCTGTTAAAGTCTTCTAAAATCGAACCACCCTCGCCGCCTGTGTACAAATCCACGTACATTTGTTTAAATCGTTCCCAAGGATTATCGCCTTGGTATCGTGAGCCGTATGATGCTTGCTTTTCCTCAGCGTCTCTAGCCTCTCGAAGATAATCACGACCTCTACCTTCAACATCAATGGATTCTAATTCCTCGCGACCACCTCTTCTCCCAACTACATCAATTGATTCAATTTCATCATCATCCATGTCATCTCTTCGACGACCTACCACATCAATAGATTCAATCTCTTCGTCATCTTCTTCACCATCAGCTCTAGAATACGTTGATTCTGGCTGATAAGGTGGGGCTGGTGGGGGAATGTATGGTGGCGGTGGCGAATAGATTTTTACAGGCTCTTCGTCTATACGTTCTGGTTGTGCATATTCAATAGGCTCTTCGTCTACGCGCTCTGGTTGTGCATATTCAATAGGCTCGTCAATATTTGGTTCTAGATTTTGTGATTCAGCTATGCCAGATGTGAAACTTGATGCGTCTATAAATCCTTCAGGAAGCTGTATGGCGCCAGCCGTAGCATCTTCAGCGGTCTTTAAAGTGGCAGCAACATTCATTAATCCTGCATCGGCGTCAGTTTTTTGTGCGTATGATTGCGAAGCTGTAAGATTTGCTAAAAAATCTTGTGGAATGGTCGAGAACGATGGCATAAACTGATCTATTTGTTCTTGTATCTTAGCATAACTTGGCGCAGCTGGCGGTGGCGCAACTTCTTGTATTCTTTCTTCGAATGCTGATGTTATTGCATCGTTGAATGACTTTGATCTGGCTGCAGCACCTCTTCTATAAAATTCGTCTGGCTCACCATTAAATGCCTGAGTAAATGCAGCTGCACCTTGATAGCCACCACCATATCTTTGCGAATACTGAATAGAAGGTGCAGCACCTCTAGCAGCAAAATTTCCGAAATTATTTCTTAAAGTGTCTATGTTAGGTATGTTAAACATTACTTCTTACTCTTAAGTTGTCGTTCTCTTATTCTATCGTTCTCTTCTCTCACGTGTTGCGCGACCAAAGAGACATACATTGCTCTTTCCCACGGAAGCATATTCTCAAGTTCCGTAAGACTGTAACCATGAAACTGCATCAATGCAAAATTAGTTATGAAATATGATTTCAAACTTTCATTACGAAGGCTTATACGAAAAAATCGAGGAGACCCTCCAGTCTGATAGTGTGCTCTTTAGCGCACTTTTTACAGACTACGTTACTCTGATGACGAAGCATTGGCATTTCTGTGAAGAAATTCTTAATCTTTTTATACTGTTCAGTTGTTAAATTATTGATAAATTGCTCATATTCACCCTCTAACATCTCATCAATCTTATAAACTTGGTTTTCATCATAAAGATAGTCAGTACATTCTTTAAGAATTTCAATAGGCATATCGCGCGTTTTTAATTTTTCAATCAAAATCTTAGATATGCTAAATGTTGGATAATGTAATTTAATGCCGATTTCATTAGTTAAAGATATTGTGCTCGAATTAGGTTTGTGCTCCAATGCAACTTGCAGTAGATCTACATCTAATCCCATTCTATTCTTACACTTCTTTCCTTGATCTACTGTGTTTTCGCAAATAAATTCCAAAGAAACAACTTCTCCGATAGATCTTGCTCTTAAATTTAAAAACAAATATTCAATTTCAAATAGTGGCAAAGACTCTACATCTATTGGTTCCAAAACACAATTATTAATAATTTGTTTTATGGCATCCAAACTAGATTCATAATCTTTAGATTCCAAAGCCATCAAAAGAATCTTTTCTTCTTTTACAACAAAGGGTCTAAATGTAATTTCTTTTTCTAGCGATTCAAGTCTCAGTTTATAAGTCGGCAAATCAATTTTTGGTATAGGCATAATTTACTCCATATTATCTGCTTCTACGTCTTCCAGTCACTGTAATACTTTCAAGAACTTCTTTATCTCTTGTGTTCCCGATAACATCTATACTCTCAAGGACCTCACCGTTTCTTCTTCTTTTACCGATGACATCAATGCTTTCTAGAATTTCTTTTTCTCTTCGTATGCCAATAACATCAATACTGTCTAGCATCTCTGGGGCGTCATCATCGCTGCGTTCAAATCTATCAGCATTTAGACTTCTCCAATAGCGATAGGAAAAAGTCACGTCAAGTCTCACAGGTTCAGATTCAGCCCAAGATCCTCTAATGTCACCAATAATAACTGGATATGCTTCGTATAACTTACATCCATAAGAAACTCTATTACCATCTTCAGAAATTTGTACAATGTCGATTTCCCCAATGTAGTCATCTCTGTATCTAAAATCGAATTTGTTTTCTTTAGGGTTAATATAATTTACCCAGGCATCAAAAAACATCTTTTGACGCATATCATCATCAACAATAAATGTTGTCGTGACTTCACGATAGTCGGTGCTCACTGGCACCTTCATAACTGGTCCACCAAAATTAATGTTTGTTGTGCCCAATTCCACACCAGGCATAGTCACTGACTCTGCATAGTATGTTAGGTAATCGTCCTTGCCTTTAAATTTTAAAATATCAAGAAGTTCTTGTGGCGGTTTGATGTTAATGGCGATTCTGTTGAGTCGCGAGAACCCACTCTTTCTTGCCTGAGAAAGAAAATTATTGATGTTTAACAATTTTTGTGGATTTACTGACATTAACCATAACTCCTCATATTCGCAACTGGTAAGAATATCGCAGTTTCCCAGTGATTAGGCTCAATGTAGATCATTGGTGAAACCATCTGGCTGTAGAGATATCTTCTCATGCAGTCGCGAATACCTGAAAACTGACTCATCCCCTTCAACAAATCATAGGAAAGCATGAATCTTGTAGAATTATCATATTTATCGTTATTCAGGAAGATTGACAGCCCATCAAGTATGGATAACCTTTGTCCTGGTCCTAAAAAGTGTAGATTCATGCCAGTAAATCCGTCACCAGTTATGGTCGTTGGTATAACCAGAGGAAACTCGTCCCACTGTGGTAATTTTTCTTTTGTTAATGGGTCGTATCTAAACATAAACATACGACCAACAGCAGCAAACGGCGTGATGCGCTTGGCGTCATTCAATACATTTGATCGGTTGGTTGGAATAGAAGCCTTGTTGATCATTTGCTGAGCAAATGCTTTAGCCTCTTCAGTGCGCGGTTTGATGCCTTTCTTCGACATCTCCCTTGTAATCTTTTCGAGTAAGGCTGGCATTAGATTCCTAATTGATCTTCGGTAATAAGGCTGAACTTCCAGTTTCTATCTTTACAGTATTCTTCGGCTGCTTTCCACTTGGCTTCATTTACACCCCAAGTTGCTACCTCTTTAATATACTGACGTGTTACTCTGCTCTTAACTTTAGGTGGTGCAGCCTGACTTTTAGGTTTAACTTCCAATATCATACTTTCGACCAGCCCCTGTTTATTCTGAACTTTAACATAGAAGTCTGGAAAGTACCGATGCCAACGATTGTCTACTGGGGATAAATAAGGAATAACGATTTCTTCGTTTGACCATCCAATAACGTTTGTATTTTCGTCTAGGTGCACCATTACTCGGCGTTCCCATAACGATCTGTACCAGATGTTTGTAGGGTCACCTAAATATTTATTGGTATTTTTAGGACTAAATTTACCGCTGTAAGCCATCAATTATTTATAGGGCATGTAAATGGCAGAAATTCTAGAAAGTATTGACGTTGTTGGCAATAGACCTGGTGTGGATCGAAGAGGCGATGAAGTATTAACTGATATTGACGTCGTTGGCACTAGACCAGGCGGTAATGGTCCTTCAGACGGGGAACGATTAGAAAATACATCACGTCCTATGAAAAAGCATTTGTACTATCCTCAGGAATTGAGTGATGCTCAATCTATGTACAAAAATGCAGTTCAATTTAAAGTATATGTACAAACAAGATCATTCCAAGATGATCCTGGTGAAACACCATACATCAAAGAACTCCCAACTCAATACAGAAGCGGCAGTCGCACATTTCCAGTTTCCACTGGAGCATTTAATCTTTCGCTTACAAATAGAGTTAATTCGCTGGTGGGGGGAATTCCTATTCCTGGAACAGGATTAAAGATACCATCTAATGCTGGGCAGTTAGCAGAAGATTTGATTGGTATAGGTGCATATGGCATCAGTTATTTTGCGCAAGGACCAAGAACAACTTATGGTAGAAGAACCCAACAAATTGATAATTCTATCACTCGTTACATGCCAGATATTGTGGTTAATACCGATAAACACGATTATCAACCCATCTCAATCAATCAAGCATCAGGTCGTGCTGGATTATATACAGCGGGTGTGCCTGCAGCGGTTGGAGGAACGGGTTCGCCGCTCGGAAGAACTGAAGTGTTAGCTGAACTAGCAGGTAGAGCTGGCATTTTCGGATCCCGTTCTACAGAAGCTGTTTTAGCTGGGTTAGGTTATGCGATAAATCCAATGCTAGAAATGGTTTATGGTGGTACACAACCTAGATCATTTACGTTTCAGTTTAGATTTGCACCAAGAAACATGAAAGAAGCTGAAGAAGTTTTAAACATTATTAAGACTTTTCGCTTTCATTCGCACTCTGAGAGTGCTGGGCGCGACGCTGACCCATTATCAAAGGGCAGTGGAACAAGATATCTTGTTCCGCCAAATCACTTCGAAATCACATTCTTAAGAAGAGTTAATGGTCGCT